ATATGGGTATATTTCATAAAAATTATATTGAAGAGATTAAAACAATATTACATTCTCAATTAGCTGATATTGATACAAACTTTTCTATAGAAGGACGCACAAAATCTATCTTTTCTTCTTGGAAAAAATCACAAAAATATAATTTAGACATTCCAGAACTTCATGATATTATGGCATTACGCATAATTATTAACACTAACAAAGAAGAACATAATGCCACGAATTTATGCTTCTCCATTTTAAGTAAAGTCCATCAATTATGGAAACCATTGCCTAAAACATTTAAAGATTACATTAACTCTCCTAAAGAAAATGGATATCAATCCCTTCATACTACTGTCTTTTTTGATGAAAATTTTCCAATTGAAATTCAAATTAAAACCAGAAAAATGCATAGAGTCGCTACTTTCGGCTCTGCATCTCATTGGTCATACAAATCGGATAAAAAATCGGAATCATGGATTAAATATATCAAAGAACTTGATTCCGAAATATATTCCAATCAAGAATTCGCCCAAATTATGCGCCAAAAATTATTAGATTCCAGAGTATTTGTATTCGCCCCAAATGGAAACATTCTTAATATAAAAAAAGGGGATACTATTCAGGACATATATGATTCGTTACCATTTTGTATTAAAGAAGGGAGAAACATTTTAGTTAATTTTGAAAATAAACCAGATACATATATCTTACATAACGGAGATATTATTGATTTTGAAGACGATTGTTAAAAATTAGGTAGAAAAACTCCAGCAGTAACCTTATCTTTATCCAGATTTTTACTCCCATCAAACCTATTCGATTTTTTTGTATATATTATCACGCGTTTTGGCTTAATACTCTTCTTTGATTTTTTACTCTTCTTAAATATCTTATTCAATCTATTCTTGAATGTCTTCTTTAATGTCTTTTTCTTTGAACTCTTCTTTGAGTTAGTTTTTTTTGACTTAGTTTTTTTTGGCATTAATTTGTTTAATTTTTTAAATACGTAACTGGTTTTATTACTTCCTCCTATTTCTGAACCATCCTGCGTCGAATCCAGGTCGTCGTCGTCATCCGAAATGACCCCATCCATCTCCACTTGCGATAAAGGAATTAAAGCATCTCTTGGAATATTTATGCCAACATCTTCTAAGACTGTTTCCCAATTATTTGGTAATACTCCTATTATTCTTTCTATTATCACAAATTTTGTTTCAAAGTCTAATCCATTATACCACTCTCTCCCACTAACGGTTAATCTACTCCAAAATATTTTTTTATTATTTCTTAAAACTTTACGGGTTGCTTTCAAACCAACGCGATGTATTTCCACAAATTTACCTATATATTTTATAGCCTCTTTTGCGACTAAATCATCGATTGTTTCTGGTTTTTTAACAAAATCCAGAATTTGTTCTTTTATTTCAGGGAGTAATATCGGTTCTTTTGTAATTTTTGACCATTCCTTATGTTTTTTGTTCACAAAAGCTATTAGTTTTCTTACAACTTTGAATTCTGCTTCAGTGTTAGATAACTCGTATGTTATCGTATTATAGTCACGACTAAGCTCATATTTCTTCAGAAGATTATAGTTGTTCTTTGTTATATTATCACTTAATTTCAAAATGTTATGAAATACATTAATCGTATGAGGGTGACCGGGCATCTCAAAGCCAGTTGGAAACATTAATAACCACATTGTTGGTAATGTTAACATACAAAACATTAACACAACTCTTGCTTTGACCGCACTTTTCTTAATAGATACTGCATTATTTAGAAAATCACTCTTAATAAATTTATCCCAATCCAATATTTCTTCCTCTAATATACCACTATGTATACCATCACTATATGCTTTTATCAGTTGTGAACGACTTTTATAACCGTCTTTATTCAAAAAATATGGATCGCCACTACCGTTATTTAACTGTAAAAAAAATTCGAAACACCAAGTTGTAACTTCTGGCTCTTCCCAAATTATCTCTTGATTTACAACAAAATTCCAGTTCATGAATAGCAAAATCGCTATAATTATCATATTATGTAGATTTGCACCCTCCAAAAATGCAAATAACCACGATTTATACCAACTTCTTGATTCTTTTGTTGTTAAATGAACCTCTATCTCCTTTAATTTTTTTATACATCTCGTATATTTTGAATAAATTGCATCTCTTACGTCTCTTGTTAATGTCTCTCTTTCACGAGATATATCTTGCCATGTTTCATCGTGGAAAAAAGTACCACCAACTCGTATATTACTAAGTGTATTTCTACTTTCTTTTTCAACAAGATTCTGTGACGCTTTATAAGGAGAAACCAAAGAATTTAACGACTTCTTACTATTTATTCCAATATCTTCAGTTATTTTCTTTGAAATTTCTTTGATAGAGGATATATTTGTGTTCTCCAATAAATATTCCATTTGATGGAAACTAATTAATATACTTTTCAATATTTCTAAGTCAAAGTCCATTAATATACATAACATATTTCCACACTATACAATAAGAAGAAGAATTGTTGCCGTTAATTGTATAATTGTTATTGATTTACACAATATACTCGCTGGGAAAATATCACCATATCCTAAAGTTGTACCCGTTACAAACGAGAAATACATTCTTTTGAAAAATCTATCGAATAATGTTGGCTTTGCCAAATTTACAATCAGTTCCTCTTTTTCCAAATCCTCTGTTATTTCTTCTGTTTTTTTTTGAATTTCCTTTTCCTCATTATTTTGAAAGGTTTCTTTTACTTCTTTCTCAACTATTGGATCTATCTTTTTTTGCAATATTTCATTTCTTATCATCTCTTCAAGTGTATTAATACCAGAAAAATGAGAATCATCCAGAAATAAATAGACTATTGAAAAAAATAGAATAAACATCATCAATAATCCAAACTTTTCCTTCGCTATCATTATATTCTTAATAGAATTTTTTTACTATATATCCTACTCTATCAATTCCTCTAAATCATAATACGCCATCAAATGATTTGTAGTTAACTCATCTTGATTTATATTTTTGTATATATTCATTGGAATCAAATCCTTATTTATACTTGCAAGAGTTACAAACATATAGATTATTATACCAACTCTATTCTTTAGTTTTTCTTTGATATAATCTTCTATCTTTACTATACTCATATTCGACCGAATTATCCATTTTCCAAAAAAAGAACCCACCGTTTTTATCTCATTTGATTCCAAATTAGACTCTAATATTATATTTATTACCTTATTTCTATCTTCTGTTTTTAGTTTTTTAAGCAATTCTATATATATTTCTGTGTACAAATTTTGCTTTATAATCATAGACGAAAACATACCATTATACTCATCTTTCCATCTTGTTTTTACTATCTTGTTAAATTCATTAAAACAAGATTTCTTGTTTTGTGTAGATATTACATTTAATAGATGTAATAGCTCTCTCTTTTCAGTCACTTCTTTTGGAAAATATTCTATTAAGTTTTTTATTAGAATCTTAATGTCTTCTGGAGGTTCTACAGAATGATTATAACTCATTCTTACTTCCTCAACTGACATATAATAATACATCAATTTTCATTTATCTTAGTTACGCCATTTCTATGAATTTTGTTTGTTGATATTCCGGATGAATCCATGCACGATTGCAACCTTCTTTACAACATAAATAAATATACTTCATCTTATCCTCATTATATCTCATATAAATTATATCAGACTCTTCTCCCTTTTCCTTTGTTCTTTTTGCACATTCCGCATTTTGACACGGCATTGTATGTACATGTGGTAATGTTGGATCATATTTGGTATACTTATTTATAAACATCTCGTAAAATACCTTCTCATTACCACCATAATCCTTCTTATATACACATGGGTCAAAATCCGCTGGACATTCTTCATCTTTTTTACAAGAACGACAATGATAGTATAAGGAACCACTCTCTTTAGACATACTCAATGTTAACAAGTTGTCACATAGGTCACAAAACTTCATTATCTATCTTACTAATACTAATTTAGATATTTTTAAGTCATTTTTTCTATTTACTACAAAAATGATCTATATTTCGTTTCTTTACAATTAATAATGTAAATTAAGAATAATAAACTATGACTCCAAAACTCACATGGAATCCTATGTCTTCGGTTCATTTTTCTAAGAACACAGAAAAGAATCTTGAAAAAGCATGTAAAATTAATGATGAATCGGACTGTATTACTCTTTTAGATCACCAAAAGATTGTTAAAACATATATCCATCCTAAAACACCATACCGTGGCTTATTACTATATCATGGTCTTGGTAGTGGTAAAACATTATCTGCTATCGCTGTCTCAGAAGCTTTTAAATCTCAAAGGAAAACGGTCGTATTTTTGCCAGGTCAATCATTAGAAGATAACTTTATCCATGAACTTGAAAAATGCGGAAATAAACACTATGTTCCTCAAAGAAAACATTGGATATTTAAACAATCCTCTGATATGAATCAATCCGAAATTAAACAAATTCCAAAGAAAACTTTGGAATTACATGATGGAGGATGGATTGTTCTTGCTAATCAGCAAACTAACTTCTCTAAACTTAAAAAATCAGAACAAAAGGATATTAAAGAACAAATTCGTCAATCTATTGATGAACAATATCACTTTATTCGTTATAATGGGGTCTCTAAAGAACGCCTTGAAAATTTCAAGACAGAAGGTTTACTTGATAATAAACTTGTTATTGTTGATGAAGCTCACAATGTAATTAGTATGATTACTAATTACATTAATGACCCAACTAATACAAAACAACACATTAGAGGCCGCTTGTTGTATGACCTATTTATGAATTGTAAAAATACCAGATTCATATTTCTATCCGGTACACCTATTATCAATTACCCGAAAGAATTATCCGTTATATTCAATATTCTTAAAGGACCAGTTACCATGTTTAAATACAACATCTCTTATCCAAAGAAAACATCTTCTGAATTCAAAGAGTATGTACGTAAATTTCCTTATATTGATTACATGAAAATAACTGATAATTCAATAGAGGTTACTCAAACCACATTTGGTTTCGCTATTAAAGATGATAAAATCTTTCTTGATGACAATTCTCCTACAAATCATGTTGAATGGATTAAAAGATTCAAATCCTATATATCATATGGAAAGGGAAATATTGATTTAAATAGTGGAGTTACACAAGAACTATTATGTTTACCCTCCGATAAATTTGATGAATCATTCATTAAAGGTAATCAACTTGATAACATTGAAGTATTTAGTCGCAGAATTATTGGATTAGTATCATATTATGGAGACATACATAAATATGAAATTGACCCAGAGAAAATCAATGATAAAATGGTTTTCGAGAAAAAGGGATTCCCAACTATGACAGTTCACCCTATCGAAAAATTACAAATGACTAATACGCAATATGCCAGATATCAAAAAGAACGTCTTAAAGAAATTCGCAATGATTTGCAAAAAGCTGCACGAAAAATGTCCAGAGTATTTGAAGATGAAGGTAAAGAATTGACTACTTATAGAGCAAGATCACTTGCCGTTTGTAACTTTGCCTACCCTTTAACCATTGAACCCGATGAAAAAATTCATGCTAAAAATAGAGACAAAATGCTCCAACAACTGCAAAATAAATTTGATGCCTATGTTAGTACCTTAAAACATGAAGACCTCAAATCATCATTACAAGAACTTTCTCCTAAATATTGGAAAATTCAAGAAAGAATACTTTATTCCAAAGGTACATCCGTCGTATACTCTCATCTTAAAAATAGAGAAGGCTTGGTATCTATGTTCACCATCATGAAAAGACTCGGATGGAAACCTTTAAAAATATCATTCGATAAAAAAGAGGGTAAATGGGATATCAAACATGGTGGTAACAAAACATACATACTTTATGGTGATAAATCAGATGAGCATCGAGAATATTTGAGAAAAATATTTAACAGCGAATT